CCTTGTCCTGGTGCTTTGAATGGGCTGACCTCCACACCAAGACCTCCAAGAACTTTCAGACATACCTTCCGTGTGCAATGGACGCGACGAACTCTGGATTGCAATTGTTATCGTTGTTGAGCAGAGATGAACATGGATGTCACGCCACCAACGTAAGTCCCACGGATGTCCCCGAAGACATATACCGGATGGTATCGGATCACACCTTGGGAGTCCTTCGGGAGCATGCCGCCGAGGGTCGTGACTACGCTCGCCTCTGGGTTGACTTCGGGATCGACCGTAAGATGTCCAAGCGTCCGGTGATGTGTTATAGTTATGGTTTAACTCCCTACTCCAACAGGGATTACGTAGCGTCATGGTATGATGAGACTCGCCGTCAACGTGGCATTGAGTGTGTCTTTGGTCGCCGTCACGTTTACCCAGCCATTAAGTATCTTGGGGATCTCCTTTGGGACAGCATTGAGACTCTCCTTACTCGCCCGAAGCAAGTCATGGATTGGTTCCAGGATGTTGCCCACATGTTAGCGGAACAGGACGAGGCACTCACATGGACAACACCGAGTGGTTTCCGGGTAAGCCAAGACTACCGCAAGCAAGTGAGCAGGAAGGTCGCCACATGGTTACACGGATCACTCACTGCTGTTAGGTTTAAAGACAGCACCGACGAACTCGACACCCGCAAGCAACGCAACGGGGTAGCTCCTAATGTAGTTCATAGTTTAGATGCTGCTGGGTTGGTGTTAACTACTAACGAAGCCCATCGTCGTGGTGTTTATGACTTCGCGATGATTCACGACAGCTTCGCCACTCATAGTAACAACTGTGATGTATTGGCATCGTCCATACGTGACAGCTTTGCCGACATGTTCTCGAAAGATATTCTTGCCAGCCTCGCTGAACAATGGCAAAACAATAGCGTTGAGCCTCTACCTCCCCTACCCGAATACGGAACCTTTGATGTTAACACCCTTCGGGATTCAAAATACTTTTTCAGCTAACAATGAAAGCTGAGAGAAACACAAAAAAGAAACCACAAAAGAAAGAAACAAAAAGATGAAAAACCAAAATCTTAAGATCACCACCCCAGTAGGGAAAAGCGTTTACCCCAAACTGGTAGAACCTGACACCAAGTTCGATGACAACGGTGTGTTTAGTTGTCGCCTCATCATTAGTGAAGAGGACTACAATTCCGTTCACGATCAGATAGGGCCGTGGCTTGATTCCGAATACGAACGACACTGCAAAGAGGCGGGGGGTAAGAAGCTCAAGCGTCACGATAGCCCACCCGTCAAGGTTAATGATGACGGTGACTACGAGTTGTATGCCAAGCAAGTAGCTCGTCGTGAAACCAATAAGGGTGTTCTGAACTTCTCGGTTGCTCTGTTCGATAGTAACGGAAAGAAGATCCACGATGCTCCTAACATTGGCAGCGGGTCAAAGCTCCGTCTGTCCGTTGAGCCACACTCATGGAACAGTCCTATGCTTGGTGTTGGATATACCCTACGTCTTCGTGCGGCTCAACTCATTGAGCTTGTTGAATACAATCCTGGTGGCGGCGAAGCCTTCGGGTTTGGTTCAGAGGATGGAGGATTTGTTAGCGAAGACCTCGGTGATGCGCTCACTGATGACAACGGTTCTGATGCCAAGGTTCCGTTCTAAATTTGAAAAGAGGTTGGCCCTTGCACTAGAACGTGCGGGGGTCAGCTTCGGCTACGAGACCGAACGAATAGGCTATCTCAAACAGCACCACTACACTCCTGACTTTGTTCTTGAGAATGGTGTTATGCTGGAGGCCAAGGGTCGATTCCTTTCGAGTGACCGTGCCAAGCATTTATTGATAAAAAAACAGCACCCGGAGATGGACATAAGGTTCGTCTTCATGCGTGCATCTAACACCTTGAACAAGCGGAGTAAGACCACCTATGCTGATTGGTGTGACAAGCACGGATTCCTTTGGTGTGAGAACAGCATACCACGTTCCTGGTTCGACTAGGTAACCACCACCATGTATAAACAAACACATTTGCCGTGCGAAGAGTGCGGCTCAAGCGATGCCTTGTGCATCAACCAAGATGACTCGACTTACTGCCACTCCTGTGGCTCCTACAAGCGACCATCTGAAGATACGAAGATTCATCAAATGAAAATAAACAAACCACTCCACTCAACGGATGACACGTTCCTTAATGGACGTTACTCTGACATCCCCGCCCGTCACATAACACACGACACCTGTCGCCACATGCGATACCACATTGGTGAATACAAGGGACGGTGTTGTCACATCGCGGATTACTACAACGATGACCGCAAACTGGTAGGACAGAAGCTGCGCTTTGAAGGCAAGCAGTTCATGATCCTCGGTAAGATTGCTGATCGATTCTACGGACAACACCTACACCCGATGGGGGGAAGGAAGTTAGTTGTTACTGAAGGAGAGGTTGATGCCTTGAGTGTTAGCCAGATTCAAGAGAATAAATATGCTGTGGTCTCCCTTCCGACTGGATCGCAATCAGCCGCTAATGTCTTTAAGAAAAACCTACGTTGGCTTGAGAAGTGGGAAGAAGTCATCCTGATGTTCGACGAGGATGAACCAGGGCGCAAAGCCGTAGAAGATGTTGTTGGTATTCTTCCAGCCGGTAAAGCCAAGGTCGCCCGTCTTCCGTTAAAGGATGCCAACGAATGCCTTGTCAACAAGAGATCCAAGGATGTTATCCATGCGATCTTTCAAGCTAACCCGTGGAGACCTGATGCGATTATCTCTGGTGCTGACATCCATGAGCGATTGGTCAACCCGAAGCATACTGAAAGCATTCCTTATCCATTCGACGGTCTTCAGAACATGACCCGAGGCATACGCAAGGGAGAGATTGTTACCTTTTGTGCGGGGAGTGGCCAAGGTAAGTCACAGATCTGTCGTATCATCTGCCATCACATCCTGACCACAACTGATAAGTCCGTGGGATACATTGCCCTTGAGGAATCCATTGAGCGCACTGCGTTGGGTATCGTTGGATTGGAGATGGGCAAACAACTACACCTCGACCCTGAGTCAATCTATGAAGACCTAGAGTTCGATGAGGCTTACACTAACACAGTAGGCTCGGGAAGGATGTGGTTATATGACCATTGGGGAAGCCTAGATGCCGACCGTCTGCTGTCACATGTCATGCACATGGCAAAGGCGATGGATGTTGAGTATGTTGTTCTGGATCATGTCAGCATTGTTGTTAGTGGAATGCAAGATGGCGACGAACGCCGCATGATTGATAACCTTATGACCAAGCTCCGTGCGTTGGTTGAGGAGTGTGGCATTGCGTTAATCTTAGTGAGCCACCTTAAGCGTCCCTCGGATGGACGAGGACATGAAGAAGGAACCAGCACCAGCCTTGCACACCTCCGAGGATCAGCCGCGATTGCCCAGCTAAGTGACATGGTGGTGGGCTTGGAGCGTAACCAACAAGACACTGAGCATAAGCACCTTACAGCAATCCGTGTTCTCAAGAACCGCTTCAGTGGTGAGACCGGACTGTGTGACAATCTTTCCTTTAACCCTAACACCGGACGCATGGCCGAGTGTAACTTTGAAGCTCTATAATAATTATGAAAACAAAAATACTATTCTTCGACATCGAGACTAACGCCATTGACCATTGGCCAACCCTCGGTGGATTAACAGACCTCCACTGCATCAGTGTGTTTAACGCTGAGACCAACTCAATGCGATCCTTCAACTCACAGAAGGGGGATCTCCAAGAGGGTGTTGATTATCTTAACTCAGCCCACAACATCTGTGGTCACAACAGCATTAACTTTGATGCGCCGGCCCTCCGCAAGCTGGGCTACGAGATAACGGCCAAGGTGGTGGACACCAAGGTCATGTCTGCTGTCATCTCTACTGACCTATACGAAAAGGATGTTAAGACGATGGGCGAGGAGTTCCCGAAGAACCTTAGAGGTCGCCACAGTCTTAAGGCATGGGGTCTTCGCTTAGGCAACCAGAAGTCAGACCACGGGGAGTCCGAGGATTGGACACAATGGAGTCAAGAGATGGAGGACTACTGCGAGCAAGACGTAAGGGTGACAGCATCCCTCTTCAAACACTTCATGGATCAGAAGCCCTCGTCCGAGATGTTACACCTGGAGCATGACTTCGCGGAGTTGATGGCTGTGCAAGAAATGAACGGCTGGCCCTTCGATGTTGATGCCGCCAATGCTCTCACTGAGACGCTCATGGCTCGCCGTGCAGAGATGCGCGATGACCTCCAAGATCTTTTCCCAGCAATCACCGAGGAGATGAAGACACCGAAGGGATGGAGTGTTGATGTTGATGGGGAAACCTACCACGCTGCCACCAAGGGAGGCTTGAAGCTTCTCCTAAAGGAAGCGGGGTTGAAACAGGTGTTAGCCAACGATGCTGTTAAGACTGGTAACAAAACCAAGACCGTTCCATTCAACCCTAACAGTCGTGACCAGATAGCTGAACGCCTGATGAACATGGGGTGGAAGCCTAAAGCCTACGAAGGGAAGCGACCGAAGATTGACGAAGCAGTTCTGCGTGGAGTTGAGACACCGGAAGCGGATATGTTATTGGAGTATCTCTTAATTACTAAACGATTGGGACAGGTAGCCGAGGGTCGTAACGCTTGGTTAAAGATGGTGAAGGATGGACGCATACACGGTGAGGTTAACACCAACGGTGCGGTCTCCGGTCGATGCACTCACACCCGTCCTAATGTTGCCCAAGTGCCAGCAGTTCGTGCGACCTACGGAAAGGAATGTAGATCGTGCTTCACGGTTCCCGAAGGTAAGGTGTTGGTTGGTGCTGATGCCAGTGGCTTGGAGCTACGATGTCTTGCCCACTACCTGCACCCTTACGACAACGGAGCATACGGAAGGACGATCCTTGAGGGTGACATCCACACCGCTAACCAACAGGCTGCGGGGTTACCCACAAGGGACGAGGCCAAACGATTCATCTATGCGTTCCTTTACGGGGGAGGAGATGAGTTGGTTGGTAATATTGTTGGTGGAGGAAGACGCGAAGGGAAACGAATCAAGGAAGCCTTCAAGCGTAAGACCCC